TTGGCTTCAGCCTGAAGAGACATTGTCAAAGTGTTATTGCAAACAACTCTGATCGGAGTAAATCTAACATCCATAGACTTACCGTATTGGTGAGGAGAAGAAAGAAGCATATATGCATCTACTCTGTCGTCACCAAATACATCAAAAGACTCTTTTACTTTTGCAAGAGCCCATATGATTGAACCACCTTTAAGTGATCCTGCAGTGTGCATTTCCATGTCACCTGCCATTACGAATTCTGTAAAGAAATCGAATACGTCTGCATTTTGTATAGGATGCCAATCATCACCTACAATATCCAGAAATTTTTCATCGGAAGATCTAATTAAAGCTTTTCTTCCTGGAATTGTTATAGACTTCATGCCATCTATAACTTTTAGTTCCTTCTTTTCTACAGTCCAATCAAGGCCTGCTTTCTCCATCATCATAGCTGGAGTTAACTCGTTACTAACTTTAACACCTAGACCATGCCATGGGAGTTCCCCTGCATACGCCATTGTTTCTACTTGATGTGCCATTCTGGCTCCTTCCTTTTCAATTTATAGTATAATTATACTATAATTCTTCTTAAAAGTACACCTTTTTTTTCAAAATAAATGAATTATTTTCCAGTAACACCTGGAATCTTTCCTTCAAGCGTAAATCCTATTGGCGATAGTGGTGTAGATTCACTGTGATCAGTGTAGTCTCCGTCACCGTGATATCTTCTAATAAATTTTTCTCTTGTAATATTACCGTCTTTTACTCTGTAAATTACAAATTCTTTTAGTACTACACCTTCAATGTCATCATCGAAAGCGGATGTTAATGGTCCTGTGTTCATTATAATTACCTCCTGATATTATATATTATATAAATAGTTTAGTGAAATATATTATTACTCCGTTGAGTTGCATTATGGGAAGATAAAGTAGGAGTAAAGTAAAAATGATAGATCCAGTAACAGCACTAGCTACTGCTTCAGCTGCATTTACAACTATCAAAAAAGGATTCCAGTTAGGTCGTGATATTGAAGGCATGGCAGGTGACCTTGGTCGTTGGATGGGCGCGGTGAGTGATATCAAAAAAGCTGAAGAAATGAGTCAAAAGCCTCCATTGTTTAAAAAGCTTTTTGCCGCAGGATCTGTAGAAGAAGAAGCACTACAAACACTTATGGCTAAAAAGAAAGCCGAAGATATGCGTGAGGAACTTAAGAAGATGATCATGTTTACGAGAGGTGTTGGTGCTTGGGAAGAATTATTAAGATCAGAAGGTGAGATTAGAAAGAAAAGACAAAAGGCAATATACGATCAAGAAGAACGAAGAAAAAAAGTTCTTGAGTGGATAGCAATTATTTTTTTAGTAGCAATTATCGTAGGATTTGTCGGATGGATTTTTTATATTTTCCTTGTGACTAGAGGTTATGTTTAAAATCTTATTGGTTCTTTTGCTAAGTTTAATAGCATTACCTGTTAACGCCGAGAAGGATCGTTACGGAAGAGAAATTACAACACCTAATATAATTCAGTGTTTTTCTTGTTATCTTAAAAAATTTAGTGATTGGACATGGGACCAAGAAAAAAGACTAGGTATACGAGAAGATCCTAAGTATATAACTTGCCGAAGATATAAGCGAAGAACTGCAAAAAGTGGTGAACAAGTTTGTATCTATAAAGGCGCCAATAACACGTATACTTTAGTTGTAGAGGGTCAATGTCCTAATGAGTACCAATGTAAATATGATCCAAACGGATCTGAACCTAATATTGATAGTGTATTAGAATCTTTAAACGACGCTATGAAGTAATTTTTTTAATCCACTTCTCATAAGCATCTTCAAATCCTTCTTGCTTATACGGATAATTAAACTCTTCGTTTATCCAAGCTCTTTTAAAATAACCGTCAAACATTCCTTCAACAGTTTCTTTTGATGCGGGTAGATGTCCTTTAGTTTTATAGAACATTTCTGCTTTAAATTTTAAATCAAACACCGAAACTCTCCCCACAACCACATGATGCCTTAGCATTTGGATTAATAATTTTCAAGTAAGATCCTCCTATTTCTTTTACATAATCAACTGTACAACCAAAGACAAACATTTCTGCCATTGGATCAACCCATAAGTTTCCAACTTTAGGTTCTTTATCTGTTGTACCCCAGACGTATTGAAATCCAGCACATCCTCCACCTTTTACAGTTAGAGAAACGTTTGGATCTCCAATATCTTTTAAATAATCTTCTGCAGCTTCGGTGAGCTGTATTGGCAATTTAAACATACTATTATTTATCATTTAAAAACATTTCATGAAGATACGTCATCATTTCTTCAGTGCTTGATCTTTTTAAAAGTAAATAATGATTATATCTAATTTTTTCTTTTACTGACGGTTGTTCCCAAACCTTTCTACCTTCTTTCCTAACTCGAATTAATTCTTTTATAAATTCATCCATCATTTCTTCTGCTATGAATCCTTTGTCTTCAAAAGAATAGTCAAATACTTCTTCAAATATTTCATATCCTAGTTTCTTTATTCTTCTATTTGCGTTTAAGAGATTAGGTTCTCCTGTTTTATGTGATTGATGTGGTCGAGCATATATTATAAAAGGGAGTTGGGCATATATAGGTTTCATAAGTTTTTCTGTATGAAATGCATAAGTATTTTCAAAAACAATGTAACACTCACTATCCATCATTTGCGGCGATATTCTTCTTTCTAATTCGACCATATCAAAGTTATTATCTAATTCTCTACCTTTTTTGTCAATTTTCGTTTCTCTTTCTATGGTTCTATCATAATAATTTACAGTTCTTGATTCCCAAGTATTTGCAGTGAAAAGATGTTCATATTTTGGAATATAATACGGAGAGTCTTTTGCCGCGAAGGGTCTTTTGTTTAAGACTGACCAAAAAAAATCATCATTAAATAATCTTTCTTCCATGCCTCGAACTAAAAATCTTTGAATATCATATTTTGTTGAAACACACCCTAAATGACTGCAATAAAAATATTTTTTCTCATCATACCACTTAGGCTTTAAATAAAGAGAAGAATGATTATCACGTTCTGAAAACAAAGTAGTTGTAAATTCAAGTTCAAAAAATCTGTTTATGTCTATGAAATTAGGGTGATCAATACTTGTGTGACATACAATCTTGACATTATTATCTACAAGATACTTCCATAATTTAGAATGTTTAAATTCCTGGTGGAACATGTGATCATCAATACATTCCCATACCATATCGACATAAGTTTTTATTTCATTGCGTTTACACCAATTTATATTTCTTTGAAAGACTGGTAAGAATATTTCATCTGAACATGTTTTTTCATCAATAAGCTGCTTTTCTGCAGTCTGCCATTCGTCCATAATAGTTCGATCAGCAAAATAAATTTTAAGATTTTCGTTTTCCTCGGGTTGATCTTGTATAACTCGTTTTAATGGGCCGGTAAAATATTTAGTTATTCCTCTATCATTACAGAGATTCCAGATACCTGGCTGGCCTTTGTATTCTACATCTGTCCATATTTCAAGTTTCATTTCTTGTATTACCGTACCAAATTGCGTCTTTTCTTTCTCTCCAAGGATCTACGATTACTGATCCTTCTGGAAAATTGTAATCATCATTGATGCCACCATAAGTTATCTTACGCGAATGTGCTAACAAAAATACTGCAGGCTTAGAAAAATCATCGAAAGTACATTCACAGAATTGAGCCACTAATATAGATGATGATCCGTCTTCATACGGTACGTCTGGCTTGAATCCCTTTCCAATTATAACAATCGGAAGACCATTTTCTAAAGACAAATCTTGTAAAAAGTTTGCCATGTTTCGAGCTTGTTCTTCTCGAGCTTTTATGATAGTATCGAATATGTCATAACCAAGTTCAAGTTCTTGAGCCATATATCTTAAAGCTATGTTATCTCTTGGATGACAGGAACCACCGTCTCCCATTCCTGCTGTCATATATTTTGGTGACATAATTCTTTCAGTAGAATAAGCAAGAGCATTGGTGACTACATCAACGTTCATGTTTCCAAGTTTCATAGCGACATCTTGAATCATATTAACGAGAGTGATCTTTGTAGTAATAAACGTATTGTAGAATATTTTAATAGCCTCACACTCTTCATATGTTCCTCTAATGTACCGATTGCAGTTACATATTTGTTTATAGAATTCTTCCAATCGAAACATCGCGTACTCGTCTTTAGATCCCATCATAATCATTTCGGGATTTAAGAAATCTCTTTTAACAGTTCCCATTGCAATCAAATACGGATTGTATATAAAAGTAGCGTTCTTAACGTTTGGTTCAAAGTGTTCTCTTGTAGTTCCTGGAAGGACTGTAGATATTAAGACTAATAACTGATCTTTAATCATGTACTTATCAGCTTCTATCAGAACATCTCTAGCAATAGTATAATCAAAATCTTTTGGTTCTAAATCACTGCATACATACTTTCCGTCATATGCCGGATCATGAGGAGTAGGTACTGCAACGAATACTATTTCAGAATCTTTTACACAGTCTTCTATTGAATCAGCACCGGATCCATTTATGTCATATCCGACAACACTATGACCGGCTTCTCTAATGGCTTCTACCACTGGTCTTCCTAATTTTCCAAGCCCGATAAATCCTATGTTCATTTTAAAATCTCATAAATTAAATTTTCTATTGCAGCTTGTGCTTCGATGTCCGTTGTTCTTTTGAAATATATATATTCGTTATAATCTAATTTTTCTTTTACTGAAGGCTGACTAAATATTGAAACAGGTTCATTTTTTAATCTCTTAATATTGTCGACTATTCCTTCAATATATTTTCCATGTCTCGTATTCTTTGGAATTTTATCTTCAAAAGAATAATCAAATATCTCTTCAAATCTTTCGAAACCATGATGTTCTTTTAGTCCTGCAGAAAAGTAAGGACCACCAAATGAAATAAAAGGAATCTTTGCGATTATATTTTTAAAAGTTTTTTCTGTAAAGAAGAAAGGGTGATCAACGGTTTCTACGTTTATTGCGAAATGTGAATCATATAGCTCTTGTGGAATTCTTCTTTCAACCATCATAGGATTGTCATATTTCTTTAGTACTTCTCTTCTTAAGGGATATAAAGGTATGCTTGGATCTATATCTTTATAATTATCATCAAAAGGCTTATGTTTAAATATTTTTTCTTTGTTTTCGTTTACATACTTTTCTACTTCAATATCACTATCATTATCTTCCCATTCTTCAGGAATATCTGAATGAAGTATTGACGTATAAAAACAATTATCATCTATAAGATTGTTATAATACAAACTACCAAGAAGAGCTGTATTTCTTCTTTTTATAATATCTCCCATCAATGCTGTAAATAGATATTTTTTGTTCTTATAAAAAGTCGGATGTATTCTCATCTTAAAGTTATTATTAAACATTTGATGCTGATACCGAGTAAGATAGAAGAAATTATCAAAGTTAATAAACATGTCGTCAGTATCAAACTGAAAACATGGATCAATCTCATTGTCCCACTTAAACTTGTGATGAATTCGTGGTACATTCGTTATGATCTTAATTTTATTTTTTATTAAGTAGTCTTTTACTTGATAGTATACACTATTAGTTCTAACAAAAGGAGATCCAGTTTCCCAAGAATCGTCTAGAACTGGTTGAATATCATTATCCAAACACCAGTCACACCACTTCTTAATGTCTTCCCAGTTCCACTTTCTTGATCCGCTTACGATAGAAGCAGCTCGTATTATTGCTAAGTTAGTATCTCCTTTTCTAACTTTATCTTGATATATTCTTTTAATTTGAAAACTATTATACATTTTTGGAACAATTTCAAAAATCATTCCAATTGAAGGAGTGTTTCCAACAATTTGATGTTTTGCTATAGTTCCATAAAATTCGTGACGAACGTCTTCAACTGGAATCCATAATGAAATCATTAGAAATATTTTTTAAGCATCTCTATCTGATCGTCATACTTTGCAACCACATCTAGTTCTTGTTCAATTGCTTCAAGTACATCCGGGTGCTTTTGGCCTCCTATTCCTGCAGCATTTCGAAAGTATATCATTACGTTCATCTTATGTTTTGCGATGTGTCCTTCAGCATGTTCTATCATTGCGTCTTTAATGTCATCACCAATTTTTACCATTATAATCTCCCAATCAATTTATATTATATATGCATTAAATAAAGATGGGAAGCTAACCATAGGCTTCCCACGGATGTATTAGGGCATCACCCCTTAATTTGTGTAGAGAGGACTTATGGGTTTACCTCCAACTAGGTCGCTCAAGATACCATATCTCATAACCCCTAGCACTTACTCCCACTCGGTAGAGTGATGTGATTCTTAGCCGCTAGGCTTTGAACCTGGGTACCACCCCTGAGCAATCAAGTTACGCCTCTTGGTAAGACGCGTTTCCTTGCACTACACTATTCGTCCCGTCGGACAGAATTCTGTGGAGGATTCTGTTCCCAAGCTCCTCCTGGCTCGGTGCGATTAGGCCGCTAGGGCGTAATCCACAGGTGCAAAATCATCGTTTGCGTTTAGTTTGTTTTAATCTCTGACGCGATTAACCGTCGAACTCCACGTTATCTCCATATCTGTCGATCCTATTTCGGCCCCATCAAGAATACTGAGAACCAAGCCACCAGTTCTGAAACCCTAAAATGTCTTACCATTTGTGTCGCAAACCTATCTCTATCTAGATTCAAGATTGGCAGCGCTATGAAGGCTATCTGCTATTCCTTCGGGTCAGTACTCTTGGTGGAGCCGCCGGGTACCGCCCCCGGGTCCAGTCTATCTTAACTCGGCTTCACCGTTCGAATAATATATTTATTATACCATACTTTTCTGCGAATGTACACCTTTTTTTTAATTATGTTCTCCGCCAGCACCTCTACCATTGTAGAATCCTTTTTCAGGATTACCTTTATCAGCTTGTTGCCAAACAACGTAAGTTAAAAAAACACCAGATATTAAAACCATGTGACCCATTGCACTTACTCCCCATATCATATAACTTCCCATATAAAGTCCAAATATTCCACTCCACATCCACGCTAAGACTGTGAATACAAGATGTCCAACCATCGGTGGCATCTTTCGAAGTGGTGACTTTTCTACTGAAAGTAGCGTTGAATAAGCGTCATAACCAGTTTTTATTGGATCAATAACCGGTGTATACATCGGTGATACGTATTTTTTTGTACCGTTCTTTAATTCTGTCATGTTATCTCCTATAATTCTTGATCATGAACATGTAGTTGTATTATTGCATAATGTAGCACTTTCAAAAGATCTTTTCGAGCATCTTCTCTGGAACCTTTTTTTCCATATCTTTGAGCATACTTAAGTATGTTGCCGATACAGAAACCAGTTCCATGACCGCCGTCTATAATAAACTCTGCTGCTTGAAATTTCTCTTTTGAGTAATGACTGTCATATGTTTTATCTATATGTTTTTGAATCTCTTCTATAGAATTTTTTTCATTAAATTTATAATCAATCATTTCCATCACCTGGAACTGCAAGTCTTTTGGCATTCTTTATTCTCCTCATAATCATTAATCTTTTTTCTCTATTATATTTAGTCCAGTCACTTATTTCTTCTGTTGTTCTTCCGCAGCCAATGCATATATCATCTTCTAATGTACAAACATTTCTACAAGGAGTTAGCTTACTTGCCACCTTTTTGCCTGTAGAAAATATGAGATCCAATTCTAGTTATTCTATCTAGAGTTGGAGCCCAATACGGTCTTACGTATGTTGCGTGATAGTGAGTTGCACCTTCAGTTATACCTATGTATTTGCTGTATATGTAGAAGTCACTTGCATACTTACGTGATTTTTCCCATTGCGTATCATCTGTCGGAGTATCTTTCTTTCCATCACAATACCAGCTAAATTGACATTGATTTTTTTTCGGAGTACCATCTTCGTATTTTACGGCTTGATATATAACATCACAGATGTTATTTGGAAAATGTCTACTATAGACTCTATTCATAACTACGTCTGAAACTGCCATGGCATCTGCAAGAGATGATGCTCTTGTTTCAAAGTATATATTCATAGCTAAACATTCTAAGCTTTTTCTTTGTTGGATTTGATGATATTCTGCATGCGCATGGTGTATCATTCCACCAAATGCTAATACGTTAACTAAAACTGCTGCTATTATTTTTTTTATCATTATTCTGCCCTCTTCCTTTACCTATATTTAATAATAAACAGATTTCTAGGAATGTACACAGTTAATTTAATTATTTTAAATAGTGTGATAAAAATGTTACACTTTATCTATTATTGGAAAGATTTTGGATATAACTTCAGCACATGCTTTAGCCACTTCAATGTGTTCTTTTTGAGTACCATTAGAAGTTCTTAATTCGATATAATGGATCCAAGAACGTATTGTTCCATTCACATATAGTCTTGAAAGAGTATTTCCTTCAGGAAGAACACATCTTGCTTGTTCTTTTGCAATGCCACTCTTAATGGCGAAATTATAGGCAATCATAGCTTCTTCCCAGACTCTTTTTTGTAATGAGATCCACTTGCCTTCTAATGCTGGATCTTCTATATCAATACTATTTTGTCTGTTCTTATCGTCTTGAAGTCTAGCTTCTCTTGCTACGAAAATATCACCGAGACTGTTAGGATCAGCATAACGCTGACTAAACTCTTGAAAGCTAAAGCTTCTATGACGGAGCAGTTGTCTCGCAATGTCTCTTGTCGTTTCAACCTCGAGGGTAACGGAGGCCATTTCGAAGGGCGACCAATGTTTGTTTTTGATGAGGTATCTGATAAGCTTATCAGCTGTCTCCTTGTTATTTTGGTTTGCTGGGTTTGAGACACGCGCACAGAAGGCGATGAAGTCTTGTATATCGGTGAAATCATGTTCGAACTCCTCGTTTGGTTGTGTATATCCTACTATGCTAACTCTCAATGATACTTCTCCGAATCCATTAGTTCACCTTCAGGCTCCATAGTCTTTATTTCATCTTTCATGTCGTGCATCATAGTGACCATCTTTTCAAAATCTTTTTCTGACATGATTGTTTTATACATACTTAGTCCCATTGTAGTTAACACACCTGCAGTAACTAAATGAATGTTCTCATCATCATCTTCAAATTCTTCTAGAATATCATTTACAGTTGCCATAAGTCGGTTATACACTTCTTTAAATTGATCATCGGTCAACATTCAAAATCCTTCTATATAAAAAATTAAACTTATGCCTATTGCAAACCATACAAACGGTGCTTTAGGATTTTCTACTAAAAACTTTAATCCAGTGACTTTTAGTATTAGAGATTCAGACTGATCTTCTATCCGAATTTTGCCATCTAGTGTAGTTCTTTCTACTCCACGTGGATTAGGTGGACCGTTTATAAAATTTTGTCCAGGCATATTATTTCCTTTATAGTTTTATTGCTAACACAATTAGTATTCCAACTAAAAGTATATTTGTTAAAATCATCTGAATACAAAGAATCAAGTGATACCATACCCATCGATGTTTATATAGAGTGTGTATATTAACTCTTGTATCTAATTCTTCATCACCTTGAGGTGGTCTTTTTAGTCCTAAGACTGTAAGCATTCCGTAATTATTAGCCATTTATCCAAACAAAGTCCCTTGTTTATTATCTAGTTGAGGCTCCATTCTTTCTTTAAGTTCTTCAACCCTGTCCTCTAATGTACTTATAGTTGTATAAATGTGACCAGTGTCATGTGGTTGAATCTGTGTTTTTAAGTATGCTATCTCTTCCATCAGTACTTGAAATCTAGTTATGTCACTTATCATTATCTTTCTCCTTTATGATGTATAATTGTTCCAAAATATTTCTGCTATATGCACTTGACCTGCTTCATTTGGGTGGCTATCGTTATTAGGAAAGTCAACATTATCTTCTATAAGATAGGGTCTATTTTTATACCTTGTGGCCCAAGATTCTACGAAATCTGATCGATTCCATCCGATTATATGTTTACTGTTACAAAGTTGTTCCCATGCATTGCTTACGCTTTTAAAAAGATTTAATTGAACTGCACGATTTATTGAATCTTTACTGGCGCCGATGTGATTAAAAGAAGGGGCAGTCATTGGCTCCAACAATTGATAAAGCATAAAATCTACACCGTTTGATTCACAAAGATCTTTAATACCTACTATCATAGACATATATTTTTTAGCTATTTCTTTTCTAGCTTCATGAGTACTAAGAGAAAAAGCTACTGACTTTGTATATTCATACATTCCACATTTTTTCATTCTATCTGTTCTTTCGTTTATAGCTTCCTCCGGACTGTTGTAGAACTTAGGGTCCGAAAGATCAGTAGCCGCGAATCTTTCCTTAGTAGTCATATGATAAAATCTGTACCAACTTGATCCACCCCAGAGAACTGCTTTTATATCTTTTTTATAATCTGTCCAATGTTGAAAAAAGGCGTTGGCATGCCAATCCATGCCTGAACCAGATTTTCCAATATTCATTACTTTATATTCAACGCCATCTCTTTCTGAAAGTCTGTCTCTAAATATTTCTGGCCATACTTTCCAACCGCCTTTAAGATGGTTTGGAAAATCAGCTGGAACATTTCCTGCTTTAAAATTAGGGTCAGTAAATGAGCAACCTAGAGCAAGTATAGTGTCTCTCATGATTCGTCCTCCTCATCCTCTTCATATATGAAATTATCCGAATAATCTTCTTTGTCAAATATTCGCATGTATAAAATTCTAATTTGAAAAAGTATTTCTCTAAAAATATCTGTCATAATGGTTATAAAAATCGTTTGCTATAAGTTGTTGTCCGTAAGAACTTGGATGTCTATCTTCATTTGGCCACTCTTTATTATGTCGCATTTCCCATTCGACATCAGTGCCAAAGTATTTGGTATGTGCTTTCTGAGTCCATGAAACCCAGTCGTTATAAACATTAAGACCAAGAAAATGTTTTCTAGACTTTGTCAATAATTTCCAAGCTTCTACATCTGCATTTTTTAAAAGCATCAATTGATCTGCAGAATATACTGGTGTTTCTCTACCTCCCATTAGTACACTCTTGCCTAGTGCTAAAGGCATAAGCAAATTATAAAACATAAAATCTATACTGTTTGATTCACAAAGATCTCTCATCATTAATAGTTTATTAAGATTAATCTTAGCTTGCTTTAAAAAAACTGTATCTTCTTTTGTAGATTTAATTATATATTCCATGTATTCATCTACACCGAAGGACGCAGTTACTTTACGATAACCTGATGCATATCTACCATTCATATTTACGGCATCTTTATCACAGTACATAGCCAAATTAAGATTATGATTATTAACAAAGTGCGAGAATCTTAACCAACTCGATCCACCCCAGAGAACTGCTTTTATTTTTGAGTTATTTTTTGACCAGAATTCAGCGAATTCCCAAAACATGCGATCCATGCCAGAACCAGATTTTCCTAAATTTACATTTTTATATTCGACACTATCTCTTTCAGATAACATTTTTGTAAACAATTCTGGCCACATCGGCCAGCCGCCTTTTATCTCATCAGGATAATCTGAAGGTACTATGTTAGACCAAAAGTTCTCATCAGTAAAAGAACATCCTAAAGATAAGATTACGTTCCTCATAGTTTAAAATCCTCAAATGCTTTTTCATCTATGATCGCTTTACCAGTTGGAGTCTTATCAAATACAGGAGTGTCATCCATCAGTGTTTGTTCTGACTCATTAACGTCGAATAATCGCATCTTAGATCTATCAACACCAATAACAAATCTTTTCTTATAAGTCGGATCGTTATATCTATTCTTTAATTGTTTTACAGCAAGTTGACCCATACCTTCTAATTCTTCAGTAGATATAATAGCAAACATTAGATCGGCGGTTGCGGGTAATCCAAAAGATTCGGACGTATCTTCCAACCCAACATCCGAGTTACTATAACCCGAACGAGTCGTTTGCGTTGCAGAGACGATCGGTACGTCGAACTCGACTGCAAGACCACGTAATTCTTCAGCAATTGCTTTAATGTAGTTGTATGAATTGATTGCACCACCCATTCCTTTCATTCTTGATGATGAACATATATTTAAATAATCTATAAAGATCATTTCAGGTTCAAAAGATTTCTTAAGTTTTAATTCATTCAATAAAGCTCTAAAGTGAGAAGAACTGGCTTGACCTGTTGGATACTCTTTAATAATTAACTTACCACTAGTTCTTGTAGATAATTTATAGACTCTGTCAGCAAACATTTCTTTTGATAGATTAGGTAGTTGATCTATAGGACAATCAAGTAAGTTAGCATCTATTCTTTCCGCAATACGTTCTTCAGCCATTTCCATTGTAATGTAAAGAACGTTACGGCCTTGTGCTAAGTTTGAAGCTGCACAGTGACACATAAACAAAGACTTACCGACACCTGTACCAGCAAGACATATGTTTAGAGTTTTATTAGGAAGACCACCTTTAGTTATAAGATTAAAATATTCTAAATCAAAAGGAATACGTTCTTCATCTCTATGATAAAACTCATATCGTTCATTTGCGTTTTCAATATAGTCATGACCTACGTTTGTATCAAAAGAAACTCCTAGAGCTTTTGTTAATATCTCAGGTAGTGCATTCTTTGTTAGTTTAGTATGTTTACCATCAATGATTGAGATTGATTCCATGACTGCATTATATAGTGCTCTGTCTTGACACCACTTTTCAGTACTATCATAGAGCCACGTATCATCGGCTTTTTCTTCTTCGAAGAGGTTAGGAATAATCTCGACTGCATGTCTGTATTGCTCTTCGTTAAAAGAATCAGCATTATCAATCTCAATCTTGAAGGCTTCAGCCGTCGGAAGTTTATTATACTTTCCAACAAACTTACCCGCTTCTTTGAAGAGAATCTTATATGTTCCCTCAAAGTAATCTGGTTTCACAAAAGGTAGAACCTTTCGCATATATTTCTCGTTAGTGAGAATGTTCTTTAGAACCACTTGTTCTATATTTGTATTCATTTATCCTCGCTAGGTGTTACTAAAATTTCGTTTCCTGTTATTGAACTCTCAAGTATTGCAACTAATACATCGCCTGCTTCTTTTTGAAGTCCTGCATCTCTATTAGAGATATCTTCATCAGGCGTATAATGTATATCAAAGTCAAACTTTAATGTAGCATCGTCATTTTTTTCATTAGGAAACGCTGTTACTTTTCCGTATGATATGATTGTTTCTGGATATGCGCCTGTGAGGAATCTAACTCTCCAATTGTTTTCTTCCTCACCAACAGCTATAAATTCATAATCAACGTTTTCTTTAAGCAGAGAGTTCATCTGCAATCTCTTCCATTTCAACAGGAGCAGTATGACCTATTGAGTATTGCTTCTTAATAAACTCTTTAAAATCTGTATCAGTGAAGATTGGCTCCCAAAAGCTTTCTTCAAGAGTTCCAGCTTCTCTTACTTTGCTTTCTTCTCCTTTTCTTTGGTACCAACCGTTTGATGGTTTAGTAACATGACCACCTGCAAGAGCTACGTCTAGTAATCCAGAAAATTTAGAAACGCCACCTTCCCATGTAACTGAGATAGGTATTTTAGATTTTTCTTTAACAAACCTAGATTTTTCTACATTAATAATAAAATGATAGCCTTTTATTTCAGTTCCTTTTTTATCTTGCTGACGACCAATGATCCATATATTATCAGCAGAATAATATATTCCTGTACCACCAGAAACTACAGCTTTTGGAAACAGTCCAATCTCTTGATAAGTATGGTTAACTGCTAAGAGAGGAATATCTTTCATAGCAAGATATGGTGTTGTCATACGAAATAAACCTTTGAGAGCTTTTGCTCTTGACATATCGGCAACTGATTTTTCATTGATAGCATCATCCATTTCTTTTTTAGATGCAAGGTTACCAACTGAATCAATTACTACTATAACTTTATCTTTTCTATCTAAGGCTTCGAGCTGGCCAATCATATCAAATTTTAATTCTTCTACGTTTGTAATCGGCGTATGTAGAACTCTTGATGTATCAATATCAAACTGTTTGAAATAAGATTGAGGCGAACCAAATTCTGAATCATA